TCAACAGTGCCAGCAGCCACAACTTTGACAGCATCCCCGTAGAAGATAGAGGTTCCATACGAATTGGTCACTTTCATGTGACGCACGGAATCACTCCATGCCCCACCACCAAGCAAGCCAACCGGACGGAAACCATGTGGCGTAGCAGAAGTCGCCATATTGTTATCCTCCTTAAAGGACTAAAGGTTAAACCAAAGCACCAAATATTAAGCAGTCAATATTAACTAACTACTTAGGTTTAGTGCCGCCACCGAAAGAAACTGATGTCCTAGACTCATTGAGTTTCGGCATTCTTGGATCAGACTCTCTCATGTAGTTATGATCCACAGAGTCAATCTGTCGTTTCGACATTTCGGCATAGTATTGATTACGGGCGTCAACATTTTCCTTGGAAGTTTTGCAAAGCAGCAGACCACCAACTTCTATGTTTCCCTTAAATTTAGAGTCCCGATCAGTTTCAAGCATAAGCTCTGGATGATCTTCCGCCCTCACAGGTTCCCATCCCTCACGAAAACGCTTCGACGCATTCACGTTGTCAACGTTCCCAAGAATGGCAGTCCTGATCCACCGAAAAACATAACCGTCCTGCGGTATTGGATCAGGGAGTACCTGCGGTGGCTCCCAAGATTTTTCCCGTTCAACACTATCCCTAGTCTCTGTTTCTCTAGGTTTGCGCTCCGTTGCCTTTCCGTCAGCCATTGCCCATCTCCTTCACAAGCTGCTGTGCGTACTGTTCTGGCGTTAGCCCAAGTTTGCGAGCGAGCGAAACTTGAGTACTGGTCAACTCCACTTTGCGGGCTTTGCCTCCGCCTCTTTTGGCGGGTGCAACAACCGGGGTTCTACGGGAAGTCGGAGCATCACCAGCAACTTCTGCCTTCCCGAATTTATCTGGAAACTGTGTACGCAGTGCCTCATCTACATGTTGGTAATACTCAACATTACCGCGAGGGTCAAACCCTTGTTTCACCAGTTTCTCATGTATTCCTATAGCAAACCCAGTTACTTCCTCATAACCGGGTTGCTGAAACCAAGCATTACTCTTTAACCAATCTACAGCCAAAGGATCAGGCGGTGGAACAGCAGGAGCCTGTGGTTGAGGCTGCTGCACTGGCTGCGCTTCCTGCACAGACGGCGCAGCATACATATACTGAGACCTTTCTGCATGTAGCCTTGAAAGCTCACTCTGGGCATCTGTAATAGAATCCGCATCGCCAGCTTCATAAGCCTCACGATACTTGCGTTTCGCTCCGTCAATCTCGGCATCTGTCTTGGCAGATACCTGATCATACAACAACTTGCGCTGGTCTATTAACTGACCTTTAAGAGCTTCGTTCTCGCCCTGTATAGATTGAGCATAACGAACCGCTTCCGTATTTTCTCTTAATGCCTTTTCCTTGCCGCGCCTTTCCTCATTCCACTCGTACCGCAGTTTATCTATACGCTTGCGAATACGATTACTGAACTGCGACTCATCAATATCATCTTCTTCGCCCCCACTTGCACGGGCGGGGCGGTTCTTGTCCCCTTCAGGTGTGTCATCAACAATACTTACTTCAACATTATCAACATTGCTTAACACCTCTGTAGGCTCGGCTGCTACTGCCGCCAAATCAGGCTCCGGCAGTTCAGCAGTATTCCTGTCTTCACTCATGCTCTTTTCACCCCTCTGGGGTCTTCAACGACGGATCTTACAGAATCATCATTTATTAAACGAAGCTCCTGCCCATGAATGACTAGGCGATCACCTGTATATGATTTCATCGTAATCCAGTCTCCTACCTTGCAGTAAGGACCGCTGGGGAACCTCTTCTTGTCTCCATACGCATCAGGCCCCATTCGCAAGACCATTCCTGAAATAGTAGCCGTATATTCCCTGTCTCTTAAATCTTCAGGGACATACACGCCACCTTCCGTTTTGTCTTCCTTTTCAGGCAAAGCAATTAAAAGAACATAACCACAGGGTCTCGGAAGCTGTGATGCCTTCCTCTTCTCATCTAAATCAACAACGGTATTATCTGACATAATTTCCTCTTGCACGTTTTTCTGCCATTGGCGGGGTTGAACGGCCCCCTGCTCACGATTAAAGAGTCGCGGTCTCTGTTACACTATGCTTCTCCCTTTCTCATTGCCTCTACCAAATCCAGTAGCTCTCTCTCCGCGAGAGCCAATCCTTCTATAACTCCTACCATCTTGGAGTACTCATCATAAGTTCTTGCAGAGCCAGTAGAAATAGAATCTGCAAGATCGTTCATTCGTTCCCGTAACTTCTTCTGGTAGGTTTCAAATAAAAGTTCTTCGGCCAATAGTTATTGTCCCCCTGTCTTCCCGCTGTCCATCAACGCCTTCCCTGCGTCCCTGACAATCTTGGCTCTTTCTATCGTATCTTTTTTGTTGATCTTGTCCTGCTCCTGCGCCATCTCCTCACGACCCTTGGCGACTTCGATGCCAAGACGCATAGCCTCAATTTCAGCCTGCGTCTCAATCCTCTTGGTTTCTGTCTCCTGCTGCTTTTCCGCCTTGGCCATATCAGAAACAACGCGGATCTTGTCGGCCTTTTCCTTACGCTGCAAGTCTTGCGCCCGTAGTTGCAACTCCGCTTTCTGCAACTGTAGGTTCGGATCTTCCATTTGCTTCTGAATCTGCTTCTGCTGCTCTTCTGCGACATCCTTGTTGTAAAGTCGCTGTGCCGCCTGCGCGACCAGAGAAGACANCTTCACTTCCAATTCTTCCGGCATTGACTGACCCGGAGGAGGTAGCTCTATACCTAACTGCATCTCCATTTCCTTGCGGTACTGGAACCCGAGATGCTCCTGTACATGAGCCGCCATAGCCGCAGCTATCGTCTGAGCCATAGGACTTTGGCCCACAAGCTGCTGTATCTTCGGATCTTGTATCGCCATCATATGAGTTTGAATGTGCGACTCGTGATCCTGATATATGAATGCTTTCAATGGCTTACTGTTAAGTACGTCCATATTCTCCGAGACAGGATCTCGCGGNTTCATCTCTTCACTCAACGGAATAATCTTATCTGCATCCTGAATNCCAAGCACATCCAACATCTGCCGATGCAGTTCAGGAAGATCATACATCTGNGGAGCCTGCTGACTTAACGTCAACGCTGCCTGATACTGCATGATCCTTTGACTCATGGTAGATGAATTAGGATCACTAACAGGAATAACATCAACACGCCCATCAAAGTCTTCGGACTTTATTGCTTCCTCATCAATGTCATATTCATACCCTTCATCAGGGGCGTAATCTTTTATAAGGTTAGCTATCAATATAAACTCACGCTTCATCGCCGCATGGAGTCTAGCCTGTATAGCAGTCATCACCTTCATGCTGCGTTCTATCAAAGCAAGTGTTGTACCAACAGGGGCGTCCTGCTTCATGTCTGCTAACTTCAGGTCAGTCAGACTGGCAAATCTTCTTCCTTCCTCAACAATTTCCGTAAGCATTTGATGCAGGACACCCGATGGTTCCTTGTAAGGAAGGAACGTAATGTTATCCCTGATCGCGCCTCCGGGGACATCCACATCCCTGAACTCGCCGGGAAGAATAGGAGAATCATCCCCCTTGATTCTCAACCCCCTCGCCTTCAAGCCACCCGGTAAATTGGCCAAGGTGCCTGCGTCAACAAGCTGGCGTGTCAGCGATGTTGCCGTCTTGGCGATGCCCCCAATAAGATGTATCAATCCAAAGCCATAGAACCCAAGTCCCGGCATATACTGGTAATGCACAAAATGAAGCCGCTTCATACGAAGAGGATCGTCTTCATACCAGTTACGGCGTATCGCCAGTACCTGATTAGAGCCTCTGGCTATGGTCACCACATACGGCAACGCTATTTCCGTAGGCTCACCACTTTCATCCTTATCTTCAAAACCTTCCATATCCAAATTAACGTGCATCTCAAGAAGAAGATGACGGTTGTCACTCTCATACGAAGGAGTATCACCTTCAAGATCATCATACTTTTCTTGTATGTCACTACCAACATGAATCGATGACCCGACATCTACATCACGATACAGACCTGCCACCTGCAACTTCCGTATCTCATTCTTCGATTTACGCATCACATGCGTATAGCGTTCCGCAGAAATAAGATCAGAAGCACCATAGCTTACGACAAAATCTTCCGCAGGTACGAAGTGGGCGCAGGCCCTCCCCATGTTAGGGTCATAATAAACCTTCTTGAATGCAGACCCGGCCAACGGCAAACTAAATAACAACTGTTCGGTCTCCGGCCTGTACTCAGACATCTTCTCAGTCANNAGATAATTCATATAGCCCNGAATACGGGAAGCCTGCTTCTCTTTTTTCTCCGTTAGTTCACCAAGTATTTTAGTCCTGACGGGNCCACTGGCAGGAAAAATTTCCGTAATCGCTTGCGACTGGAAACGAATTACAGCCTCCGTCAAAATAGGATGGTGTACTCCACAGGCTCCGGGCCAAGGTGTCGTCCTGTCTTCTGCCTTNAACCCCAATAGATCAAGACCTTCAACATAAGTTCTCTCCCAGTCAGAGCGAGAATTTTTNTCNNCTTCATACTCCCCAATAAGTTTAGAAGATAACTTCTGCAAGCAATCATCATCGCACAATTCTGCAATGTTAACATCATGCTCGTCTTCACTAACCTCCGCGCCACCGGGGTTAAATTCTATAACCACACCACCGTCTTCTGTCTCCATCGAAACAATTTCAGGATTCACCACAGCTATCTCAACAGCACCACCTTCATCATCAGAGTCCAGTTGTGCAATTTCTGTGGGCTTGTCCCTGCGACTAGGTGCCTGTGCTATAGACTTTTCTATGGCCATGCAATCATACCTTGCTTCTACGTCTAAGGAACTTCAGAAAATCAACGCCTGTCTCAATGTCATGCAGTACTGTCACAAGACCGGGGTCATCATCTGAACGCTCCGGGTTAATTACTGTCACTACTGCTGGCGATACATTTTGATTCCGTAATCCCAATTGTTTCGCATAGTTATCATATATCTTGTAACTTGCCACCCTTATAGCGTGGCTGATTAATCCTGAATTGGGCTGCTTAATAATCTGATAACCACTGATGTGGCGGTGACCACTGATAATAACATGGTCATCAATCCCCATTTGTGCAGCTTTCGCGGGACCATGAGCAGGGTTCCACTGACTATGGCCGCTCCAGTCATGCCGTGCATTAACCCGAACTTCCTTTCCATTCGAGAACTGCAAACCAACTCTGGCACCGTGCGCCTGATACAACCCAGCCTGCTTGCGGACCATCCACTCTATCGGATCGCCGTCCCCAACCCAGAGATCATGGTTGCCACCAATTAAATACAACCAGTCAACGCTGGTAATGAGCCACTCCACCAACTTCCACGTTTCCGCTTCGGTAACGGTCTGATGTGCGTGAAGACGAGCAAGCCGTCCAACCCAATGATTGGCCATGTCCCCGACATTCGCCCCGAACAATCCCTGCGTCTCAGAGATTAGCCCGACATGCTGCTCCAACAAATCTATCGAAGTACCGGGGTCGTCCACATGATTGTCCCCCATGTGGAGAATAGCTATTGGACCGTCAATCTTTATTTTACAGGAAATCAGATTACGGGATTTCTCCGCTGCCTCCTTGCGGAGGAACTCTGATCTCCTTCTTTGAATAATCTCCTCAAGGGGGGCGGTCTCATCCGCCAACATATCCTTATCAATATAAAACTCCGGGGGCTGAGAAAATCTTTTTTTAGCAGCGATAAGGCGTCTCTTCATAGAAGACTTGGAAACTCCCAAAGAGTTCCCTGCCGCCCTCATTGTGCCATGAAATTCATAGGCATCCTTCGCCTCACGCAATTCATCATCTGTAAATTGATTTGCCATACACCCCCCCTAGTAGTATTCGGCACGTTTAGCCTTGAACTCCTCTTCTTCTTCATCAGTCGGGACACGGACAAAACCACCCTGTCGAAACCTTAAAAGAGCCTGCGTACT